CCATCTCTCGGGTGATGGCATCGCCCGCTTTCCGGGCTTGGTAAAGGTCGTTGCTCAGGGTCATGGGAGGCTCCGAGAGGATGGACAGGTGCGGGCCGGGACCGAAGCCCCGGCCCGGGGACGGATCAGACTTCCTTGACCACGAGGTAGCGGGTGCTGGTCAGGTAGAGATCGGGCGGGGTCATGGAGCAGGGGTTGTCGAGCGGGATGGTCCGCACCAGGGTGTCGGGCTCGCCAGCGGGGTATCCCTTGTCCCACACCTCCACCACCACCTTGAACGTGGCGTTGTCGGCGTTTTCAACTCGGATGGTCTTGGTCCGGGCAGCCGAAACGCCCGGACTTCACGGGCGCGTCGGATGCCTTTGGAACGGCGTCACTGTTAGGGTTTTGGTTCCAGCTCCCGGAATGGGATCCGAACCTGCTTTCGGTTCGCGTAGTAGACAGCGATGAGTAGTGCTTCAGCCCGGCCATCATCCTTCACCCGTTTGAACTGCGATGCCAAGGCTGGGAACAGCTGGGATGCCAGGGCGCGGGCGCGGGTCTTGTTCTGGGCGTAGGTTTCAGTGGGGAACTTGGTCAGCCCCATCTTGGCCTTCCAGACGGCTGGGCTGACCAGCTCGAATGGGATGCCGGCCGACGCCAGGCAGCCGTGGATGATGCCGGTGCTCAGCCCGAAGGCGAATGCGCCGGACTGGCGGGGCATGCTGGAGACACGCTCAACCACCGCGGTGACGCCCGGGTAGGTCAGATGGATGCGCGCAATCAGGTCGGCCAGGGCGATGGGGTCTATACCTGAGTCGACGGACTTGGGGATGTCCCACACGATGGGAGTCTTGTTCGGGGCATACATGGCCAGGGCGCCCCCCATGCCCGGGTCAATGCCTAGAATGTAGGTCACTTGATCAGCCCCGCGATAATGTTGAAAGGAACCATCTCACGCAGTTGCCGGGCCTGCGCCTTTCGGGCTGCCGTCCAGGCGTAGGTGGCTTTGGCGTAGGCGTAGGCGTAGGCGTAGGCGTAGGTGGCGGCGGCGTCGGCGTAGGCGGCGGTGGTGGTGGCGGCGTCGGCGTAGGTGGCGGCGGTGGCGTCGGCGTCGGCGGCGGTGGCGGCGGCGTCGGCGGCGTAGGTGGTGGCGGCGGCGTCGGCGGCGTAGGTGGTGGCGTCGGCGTAGGTGGCGGCGGCGGCGGCGTCGGCGGCGTTGCGTGCTTCGCGCAGTTCGTCAGCAGTAGCTTCACCCACCGCAAACCGTTCCGCTACCACCACGGCGTTCCGGCTGCGCGGATCGGTCAGCAGATCCCACACCATCCGGCCATTGGCCAATGGGGTGTTACGCACGCACCAGCACGAGTACAGCCGATAGACCTTGGCGTCGTCGTATTTCAGCCGGCGCAGCAGCCAGATCATCCAGTCGGACCGGTCGCAGGTGTTCCAGGCGGTTTCAAGGTCAGGGCAGGTCCCGGCGAACGCTTGTGCTTCGCGGCAAGCACCCAGTTTGGTGAGCAGATGGAGATGAGGTTTCATGTGGGGCTCCTTATCCGGGCTGTGCCGGGGGACGTGTTGAAAGGGCTAGTAGGTGATGCGTTCAGGCAGCCAGTCCTCAGCGGTGAGGGTGATCCCGCAACGCTCGGCAGCTTCAAGGACACGCTCGACGCTTGGCCCCGGGATGAGCCCATCGGACCCATACGGCCGGCTGTGCGTCCAGCGGTAGACGGTGACACGGTGCGCGCCCAGGGCGGCTGCCATTTTCAAGTCACCACCGAACCGGGCGATGATCTTGGCGGCCTGGCTGAAGGCCGGGTTTTCGCAACGTGATGCGGATTTTCGGTTGGGGTTTGGTTCGCTCATAGGCTCAAGTTACGATCTGCGCACCTGAAGGTCAAGAGATAAGATGCGTTGGGGTGAAAATAATTTAAGTTTCGCTTTTATTTTTGTTGCGCAGACCGTAACTAGGTGCGATCTTTGTTGCGCCACTTGGTTGGCTTGTAAGGAGGCTGGTATGAAAAAGTATAGCGCGACGGTTTCAGACAGTGGGAAGTTGAAGATGTTGGCCGGGTTAGATTCGGAATGGTTCAAGCTGCAGATGCGGCGCAACCACCTGACCACCCGTGGACTCGGTGAGCGTGTCGGCCTGCACTATTCGGCGATTGGCCGGATGACCAACGGGCTGCAGGGCATGAAAGCGGATGATGTGGCCATGTTTGCCAAGGCGTTCGGCGTGACGGTGGAAGAGGTCATGTGCCGCGCCGGCGTGGAAGTGGTCAAGGCGTCGGACCCTGCCCGAGTCCCAGTGGTGGGGTGGATTGACGCGGAGGGGCGGGGCCACGTCGGTGATGTGGTTGGGCCACGCCTGGTGGATGGGCCGACGGGAGGCCGTGGCGGCCTCCAGGCGCTGCGGGGCGTCGGTGGGGCGAGCGATGGCTGGCTTTTCTTCTTCGACACGGCTCAGGGCGTGCCAGCCGAGGCGGTGGGGCGTTTGTGCGTGGTGCGTCTGCTGGGCGATGCGCGGGTGAGCGGTGGAATGATGCTGCGCTGGGTGGCCAAGGGCTACGAGCCGGGCGTGTGGAACCTGGGGAGATTTGATGGGCAGGGTGTGGAGAGCGGCCGGCTGGCGTCGGCGGCGCCCATTGTCTGGATGAGGCAGTAGGACCATGGGGTGGCTTTCAGTTTGGTGGATGACGCCGCGGTGTCCTGGTTGCTGGCAGAGTGGTGTGCGCTTAGCGTAATGGGGTGGGGGACGGTTGGGAAGGATTAGTTGAAAGTTTGCTGAATTTTCATAGGGTAGTGTAGATGTGGAAAGAGCCCCGGGTGTGGGGCTCTTTGAATGTGGGGGTGGGCCTGGGCTACTTGGTGCGCTTCACCTGGAGGAACAGGATGCCGTTCTCTCGGGCTTCCACCAGGCGGAACTCTCGGTCGGGGCATTTCTTCGCGAGCGCTTTAACCTGAAGGGAAAATTGACGGAGCGATTTCAAGGACGGCTCCGGCCCCTTGCGCAGGCATTCCCCGACAGGCATGAGGTATAGCCAATGAGGCTTCCCCGCCGTCTTCCAGCAGATGACTGAAGTTTTAGTAGCCTTGATGACATACTCCTCACCTGAGTTGTTGGCTTTTCGCCTAGCCACCGCGATGCGCAGCGCCCGCAGTTGTTTGGCGCGGGCTTCCACCGTGTCCCCTGGTTCGCTGACCTCGAAGTGCTCCCCTTTGGCCATGAGGGCGAAGGGATAGGACACGTATTCCTTGCGGGGGACAGCCGCGCCGGTTTTAGTGAGTGGGTGATTCATTTAGAGCCTCCTGAGGTTAGGATAGGCACATGAGGGACAAAAATCAAGTGCTCCGGATAAATATCTTAGTGCCATGTATATGTTCCGTCGGGAGGGCGAAACAAAATTAAAAGCTGGAACGTGGCAGACCCTCTTGGCACTAAGATGTTCCACGAATTGTTCCAGCTTTTCCCTAAACTAAATCAGAATCCGCATTGGCGGCCGGGACCGGGCCGGGGGTCGGCCACGGGAGGGGGTGCAAGGCCGAACCGGGCCATAATAGCTATACCTATACTTCTTTATTTTTCTTTAGAAATAAAGAGAGGGTAGAGCAACCCTTACGGCGTATGGCTTTTCGCGTTCCGGCTTTTGTTCTGGATTCTGGCTTCTGACCGGGCTTCAGGTGTGAAATCGTGAAGCGGTAATGTGAGGGTGTCCCAGCCCGTGGCCGAGTGGCCTAAAAAGCCTAGCGATGGTCGGGCTAAAATGTGTGCTGAAATCGTAAAGCGGTAATGTGAAAGGCCCCCGGTGACGGGGGCCTTGGGTTGAGAACGGACATTCTAGGTTTAGACGGCGAAGATCACGCGCTGCCCATTGCTGCGCTGATCCAGGACGATTTGGCGCTTGTCAAACATGAACCAGCCCTTCGCGTCCTCCTCCAGGCAGACCGTGCCCTTGATCTCCGCAAATTCGTCATCGGTGATCAACCGGACCCGGTGGTGGGCAGACTTGGCGAGAGTGGTCAGCTTGGACTTCAGGGAGACGGAGGGCTCTGGGATCTGGAACGCCATGGGGTGACTCCTGGGGGATCGAGAACGGACAGAATGGGTCAGTGGAATAGGTCAAGGGTCGCTTGGACGGCGCAAGGTAGGCCTTGGATGATTCCATAGATGATGGCAGCGAAGACTGCGCAGAGGATGAGACGGTGTCTCATTTGATAGGCCTTTGGGCCCGGGCCCAATGCGCATTGTCATACCAAAGCATGTACATATCTTTAATGCGATGGGCCCCTTTGACGTCCAGCCCTATCGTGTTATCGCAAAGGAAGTATGGGCGTATGGATCTCAGGTTCAGCCATTCCCCAAAGGCCTGAGGCGCGGAAATAGTGCAGTGATCCACCCTGGCACCTCGGACACTGGCATCTTTTTCCGCGCGATTGGTCAAGGCCTGCACTGAGATTTTCTTTATCTTGGCTTGATCCACGAATTCCATAGCGTGGATCGCTGAGTGTTCGTCAACGACTTTCTTGCACTTTGCAAGTCTAGATTCAAGGTCTCGCATTGGGTCACCTCAAGAGATTGGGGCCCCGCCACGATAGCAGGGCCCGGGTTAGATTCTAGTGGATTGGGAATGTCACGGAGAGCTTTGCCGATTTGTTGAAGCAAAGTTTACAGGATCCACAGTCTGATACCTTTTTTGTTAACTCAGGACAAAGAATGGTGCCGGGTGCTGGATGACCATTCAAGGTCCCCATCATGGCATAGCGCCATCCATTGGGTGGCAGAGTGCAATATTCATCCATCGATGCAAAAAGCGTAACATTCGGCCTAGCGTGAAGCGCTTCAAGTGCCGGCATGAGCGATGGGACACGCCAGCTGCGAGTGTAGCCAAAGAAGGCCAAGTCCGGGAAGCGCTGAGCGATCGAACGCCAGAACATGACGTATTCCGAATTATGGAAGTCACCAGATACATGGATCCGCACCGGAGTGCCGGGCGCAAGCTTGGCTAGATCCTTGGATAGGCTGGATTCCAGCGCGTCAAGGTCAAAGGTCATCTGATAGCGCTTGGCCCACCCCTTTTTGATGGCGGCCGCGTGGGGCCCCTGGTTTTCCATAGCGTCGGCATAGCAAGCGCTGCAGGCCGGAGTTTTTCCGGGGCAGCTGATGCCAGAGCTGATAGACCAGCTGGCGATACCCTTGCCAAGCTTTTGGTTCTGCTTTGACAACAGATTGAGTGTTTTTACTTGGATTGGGGGAATTGCAGAGAACATGGTTAAAACCCCCAGTCGGAGGATTGATACTCGCTGGATTCTTTGGAAACAGTCTTTTCAAGCTTGGCAATGGCGAATTCGACCCATTGGTAAGAGTCTGACTTTCCCCATCCGTCAAACTCGCAGGCCTGATATGAGTAGCAATTCAAGGCCTTGAGCGCTTGCGCTTTACCTTGGGTCGTCTTCAAATCCACTTTGACCAGTTGAACGCAGTATTCATCATACCCTTCCCACATGTCCGGGTCATGTGGATACCGCGCTTGCAAGCTGGCAACATTGTCCATGACCAGCTGGTCAAAGATCGAACCAAGCAACAAATACATCCCGGGATTCTGTGCAACGATCGTTGCAACTGCGGAGATATGGCGTTCACTGCAGAGATACGCTGACATGGTTGGACTCCGTTAGAAGAAAAAGTGAAGGGTGAGGGTTGCGATGAGGACAAAGAATAGGATGAATCGGCCGAAGTGGTTCATCTCTACTCCCGATTGAACAGCCAACCGTTGACGTAGATGAATTCCTGGCAATCGGTGTCCCAAGCTTTGAACCTGGAATCCATGTCAGTGCAAGGCTTGATCAGCAGGTAAAGATCATGCTCCGAGCCGGTCAGTGTGACCTCTTCAGTGAAGCCTTGCATGACTGCCAGGTTATCCATTGTGTTTCCTCCATGACTCAAGGTTAGGCCATGTTACGAAATGCGCAACAACTATTTTCGAACTATTTTTGGGGTGCGACGAATCCGCGGGCCCGCGGCCGGCATCCCACGTTCCAAATAGAAGAGAGTTCTAAATGAAACTCATTTCTATCTGCGCATCCCCCATCATCTCTCATGCGTCACGCTCATAGCTTTAGATAACGACCATTATGTAACATTGTTCATAAGCCTAAAACCCATATGCTGTATAGGTGCGCTACTCATCATTCATAACTGTCAGCTGCACGCTCATAAATATCGACTCTTTGATGAGCACGTCATTGCTATCGCACCCCATCCGCAGGGGCCGGCCGGCGCGTCTGGACGTGGGCGAACGCTCAGGCCTGGTCGAGGGGGACCCTTGCGATCTTTCGGCCAGAGGGAGCCGGGGGGCCGGATTCGGGCCGGCGCCGTGAAGCCCGGGGCCAAGTCCTCACGCGATAGGGTCTTTCCATAAAAATTTTATTTTTATTTTATGAGACCTCTTTCGCACCCTTGTCACCCCTTGCGCACCATGTCACAATCTAACCCACAAAGGAGCCCATTCATGCCTCCCCGCTTCCAGGCCATCACCATTCCCAAGGACACGCCCACCGCGCTCCAGGACCACCTCAACTCCTGCCTGTCCGAAGGCTATGACCTCCACTCGATCCTCGACTACCCCGACCTCTACATCGTCATCTGGGAGAAGCTCCCTTGAAAAAGGAATACCGCACCCGCACCAAGCCTCTCACCTCCCAGCAGGTTAAGTTCGTGGAACTCTACTGCAATGGGGCCAACGCGACCCAGGCGGCCATCGGCGCCGGCTTCGCTCCCCAGGCGGCGCACACCCGTGGCTGGAAGCTGCTGGAGATGGATCAGATCAAGGAAGCCGTCGAGGACTACCGCAAGAAGGTGGCCCGGGCCCTGGACGACAGTGCGACCTACACCGTGAAGGAAGCGGTGGAAGAGATCGAGCAACTGATCAAGTTTGCTCGCCAAACCGGCAACGCCAACGCTTACAGCCAGGCGCTGAAGCAGAAGCAGGCGCTGTACGGGCTGGGCGAAAAGGACAAGGCTGAGGCGAACAACTTTCAGATCAACATCACTGGCTTGGCCGCACCGAAGGGCGCCACGGTCGAGGTAGAGGCCAAGGAGTCGATCTTTGATTAATCCAGCCGCGCGCACCCCCCTGCATTCTCGGCACTCAGGCTCCCGAGACCCGGAAGAAATACAAAGACGCCTGGACCAGCTGCAGGCTGAGGATGAGCGGCTGGACCGTTGGGCCATCAGATTCGGCGCGGCGTGCGGTTTCGTGGCGCTGGCCATTATAGCCGTGGCGTGGCTCCGCTGGGCATGCCGATGACTGAGATCAACTTCACCCCAAGTGGCCCCGTCGTCAAGGCCTGGATGGAGGATGACTCTTTCGTGAGAGTACTCATCGGTCCGGTAGGAAGTGGCAAGACCGCCGGGGCCTGTGTGGAAATCCTTCGCCGCAGCATGGCGCAGGAACCTGGGCCTGACGGCATCCGGCGTACCCGCTGGGCCATAATACGTAACACTTTCGCTATGCTTAAGTCCACTACCCTGAAGAGTTGGGAACAATGGTGCCCCCGGACCTTTGGCAAGCTGACCATCGGCGGATCCCCCATCGTCCACCGGATCCAGGCGCCTGGGCTGGACATCGAAGTGATGTTTTTGCCGCTTGACACCGAGGAAGACGTGTCCAAGCTGCTCTCCCTGGAAATCACCGGAGCCTGGATCGACGAGTGCCGGGAGATCCCGAAGGGTGTTCTTGACGTGCTCACCACTCGCGTGGGGCGGTACCCGTCCCGGCTGCAAGGCGGCTGCACCTGGCGGGGCATCCTACTCACCAGCAACCCTAGCGACACGGAGCACTGGCTGCACAAAGTGTTCAGCCCCACAGACCCCGGGGTTAAGATTCCCAAGAACTGGGTCATGATGCGGCAACCCAGCGGCCGTAGCCCTGAAGCAGAGAACATCCAGAACTTGCCGAAAGACTACTACCTAACGCTAATGGAGGGAAAGGATGCGGAGTTCGTTAAGGTCTACGTGGATGGCCTCGACGGGTTCCTCATCGAAGGCCAGGTCGTCTACCCCAGCTTCCGTGACAGCGTCCACGTTCCTGCGGCCCCCGTCCCTCCTCTCCCAGGCATTCCCCTGGTGCTCGGCGCCGACTGGGGGCTGACCCCTGCCTGCGCGATCTGCCAGCAGTGGCCGGACGGCAGGATCCTGGTGGTGGACGAGTACGTGTGCGACGATTCCGGGATTATACGCTTCGCTGACTCCCTGACCGCCTTCATGAAGCAGCGCTACCCAGACTTCCACGTCTCGGCCGCCATAGGCGATCCGGCCGGCACGTCCCGTGGTCCCGACGAGCGGACCATCTTCGAGATCATGAACAGCCGGACCCCCTGGCACTGGAAGCCGGCGAGCACCAATGACCCCACCCTGCGCATCGAAGCGGTGTCGGCCTTCCTCAACCGGATGGTGGATGGCAAGCCGGGCTTCATGCTCAACCCGGGCTGCGGGATCCTGCGCAAGGGCTTCGCCGGCGGGTATTGCTTCGCCAAGGTGGCCACGTCCGGCAGCGCCACCTACCACGAATCCCCCAAGAAGAACCAATACAGCCATCCTCATGACGCGCTCCAGTACGCGGTCCTGGGCATGGGCGGCTCCGATCTGGCCCTGAACCGAGAAACACGCAGGAACCGGTCTACCTTGGCCGTAGGGATGGACGACCCAGTCTTTGGCCCGTCTACCCCAGGGCCGGGCACCGGGGTGGTCTGGGGCGACGCCAGGCCCAAGCACCTGGGCCCCAGGGATGCCCCCCGGCGCGCCGCGGTCCCGGGCCAGGACTTCGACGTCTTCTCATAGCTTGCGTGTTGTGGTATTCTCACCACGTTGCTATCTGGGGGCCGGCATGGGTGGTATGTTCAACAGCGCGAAGCCAACCAACCTGGCGAATCCGTTCGGCTGGCTCGGTGCCCCAGCGAAGCCCGCGGATCCCGTCACCCCGCCTCCCGCGCCTACCCTGGGCAACAGCGCCGACAGCCTGGACGTGGCCGCCCAGCAGCAGCAGATGATGCTGCAGCGCGGGCGATCCGCCACCCTGCTGACCGGCGGTGGCGGGCTCAACAGCACCCAGTCCGCCTCAAAAACTTTATTGGGGCAGTGATATGAAAACCCTGGCTCAGCGCTTCGACGAAAAATTCACCCCCGAGCCCATGTCTGGCTGCTGGCTCTGGTTCGGCGCGGTGAACTCCCCGGGCTACGGGAAAATTTGGGACGGCGAGAAGGTGGAGATGGCGCACCGCATGTCTTATCGGCTCTTCGTTGGTGAGATCCCTAGCGGCTTGGTCATCTGCTATCGTTGCGACAATCCGGCTTGTGTCAACCCAGAGCATCTTTTCCTTGGGACGATGAAGGACAACTCAGTCGACTGTGTGTCCAAGGGGCGCAACTTCGTGCCACGGGAAGAGCAGTCTCAGCTTTCCGCTGAGCAGGTAGCCGAGATCCGCGCGCTGCCCAAGTGCATCCCCTTCGGAAGTGGCAAGGACATCGCCGCACACTACGGGGTTTCCCGTGGAGGGCTCTACAAGATTCGAAACGGTTCTCGCTGGGGGCACGTATGAACGGGGCCGTCACGCCGCAAAACGAATCTGTTGTGGATGAAATTCTACAGGCAGCCGAGCGGAAATTCACCACCCGGGGGATTTTTGAGGGCCAATGGGAGCAAGTCTCTCAGAAGGTGCTGCCCCACTACAGCACCAGCTTCTTCAGCCAGGGCAACACGGTCCCCGGCCAGCAGAGGAACCAGGAGCAGTTCGACGTCACGGCGAATGGCGCCCTGCTCAAGTTCGCCTCGATCATGGAGTCCGAGCTGGTGCCGATGGGCAGCCAGTGGCACCGAATCCGGCCGACTGACCCCACCCTGCGCAAGTCCAGGGACGCGATGAACTGGTATGACCTGGTGGCCGACACCATGTTCCACTACCGGTATTCCCCGCGCTCAGGCTTCCACAGCAACATGCACGAAGGCTTCATCTCCATCGGCGCCTTCGGAACCTGTGGCCTGTTCACCGATGCCTACCGGGATCCCACCGACCCCAGCGCCCGCGGCCTGCGCTACCGGCAGATCCCCCTGGGCGAACTGTTCTTCTCGGTCAACCACCAAGGCCAGGTCGACACTGTCTATCGTCGGTTCAAGATGACCTTGCGGCAGATCGCCCAGCGCTGGGGCAAGGACAATCTCCCGCAGTCGCTGAAGGACAAGCTCAGCGCCGCGCCCGAAGAGGAAGTGTTCCTCGTCCACTGCGTCCGGCCTAACCGCGAGTATGACGGCTACCGGATCGATGCCAAGGGCAAGCGGTTCAGCTCCCACTACATCCTGAAGGACGCGCGATATCTGCTGGAGGAGGGTGGCTACCGCACCTTCCCTTACAGCGTGGCGCGCTACCTGACCGCGCCGGGCGAGGACTACGGCCGCGGTCCGGCCATGAACGTCTTCCCCAGCATCAACGTGCTGAACGAGGAGAAGAAGGTCGTCTTGAAGACCGGGCACCGCGCGCTGGATCCGGTTCTGCTGGCCTACGACGACGGGATCCTGGACTCATTCCAGATGCGCAACGGGGCCCTGAACTACGGTGGCGTGTCCGCCGATGGTCGGCCCCTGGTTCATGCACTGCCCACGGGGGATCCCCGAATCGGCCAGGAGATCATGGAGGACGAACGGAAGGCCATCAACTCGGGCTTCCTGATCGACCTGTTCCAGATCCTGGTTGAGACGCCCCAGATGACCGCGACAGAAGTGCTGGAGCGGGCCCGGGAGAAGGGCGCGCTCATCTCGCCCACCATGGGCCGGTTCCAGAGCGAAGGCCTGGGCCCGATGATCGAGCGGGAGTTCGATCTGCTGGTCTACCAGGGCCTGATTCCGCCCCCGCCGCAGATCATCCTGGACGCGAATGCCGAATACAAGGTCGAGTATGACGCCCCGCTCAACCGGCAGATGCGTTCCGAAGCTGCGTCCGGCATCATGCGCAGCGTTCAGTATTCTGCCGAGATCGCCAGCCAGACCCAGGATCCCAGCGTCATGGACTGGTATGACTTCGACGTCATCACCCCCGAGGTGGCCGACATCAACGGCGCGCCGTCCAGGTTCATCCGCAGCGCCGATGCGGTGGCCCAGTTGCGCCAGGGTCGGCAGCAGGACAAGCAGGCCGCCCAACTCACCCAGGCGCTGCCTGGCATGGCGGCCATGACCAAGGCTGTGGCGCCGCAGGGCAGCATGCCCAACCAAGGGCAGCCCGGATGAGCATCTTCGACCCGATCCTCGACTTCATCAGCCGGCGCCGCAACGCCTACTGCCTCACGTTCAAAGGCCCCCTTGGACAGGAAGTGCTCTGTGATCTGGCCCGGTTCTGCCGCGCCCGCGAGAGCACCTTTCATCCCGACCCCCGGCTGCACGCAGTGGCTGAGGGTCGCCGGGAGGTCTGGTTACGCATCTCCAACCACCTCCGGATGACCGACGACGAACTCTACGAACTCCTGCGCGTCAACGCGCCCCAACCCCCAAGGAGCCCCAATGCCTGACGAACTGACCCCCGAAGCCCAGGCCGAGGCCCTGCTGCAGGGCGAAGGCTTCACAGTGCTCCCCCCGCCTCCCCCCGAGTCTGGGCTCGCAGCGCCCGAAGTCCCCCAGGCTCCGGAAGGTACGCCCCCGGCCGCCCCCACCAAGCAGAGCAGCCTGTGGAAGCCGCTCCCCCAGGAGTTCTTCCTGGAAGAGATCCAGGCCCTGGCCGCCGACATCAGCCCCGACTTCAGCGCAGTCCACTTCGTCATGACCAACGAGGTCAAGGACGAGGTCGAAGGACACACCCTGACCGCTTCGGTCAACTAAGGAGCTTGCATGACTGACCTTCTCACCCCCGTCGCCGACGGACAAGGTGGAGCACCGCCCACAACCGCAGCCACCACCCTCACCACGGCGCCGATCGTTCCGCCCGTTGCCGCCCCCGCATGGCTGACCGGCGCCGACGAAGCGAGGGTTGGCTACGTCCAGAACAAGGGCTGGACTGACCCGACCCAGGTGGTCGAGTCCTACGTCAACCTGGAGAAGCTGCTGGGCGCAGACCGCGCCGGCCGCACGGTGGTGCTGCCCAACCCGGACGCAGCGCCGGCGGAACTGGCTTCCTTCTATGACAAGCTCGGCCGGCCGTCCGATCCTTCCGGCTACAAGATCCCCGTCCCCGAGGGCGTGCCGCCCGAGTTCGCCACGGGCGTGGCCGCCAAGCTGCACGAGCTGGGCATCCCGAAGGCCGCCGGCGATGGCCTGGCCGCCTGGTGGAACGAGCAGGCCACGGCCGCCCAGACCGCCAGCAACGCTGCGCTGGACGCTTCCATCGCCGCCGACGACGCCGCGCTCAAGACGGCATGGGGCGCCGCGTTCCAGCAGAACGTCGCCCTGGCCCAGGCCGCGGTGCGTGGGCTCGGCATCGACAAGGCCACCATCGACAAGATGGAAGCTAACATGGGACTAAAGGCCACCATGGAGCTGTTCCAGAAGATCGGCGCAAAGACTGGCGAACCCGACTTCGTCACCGGTGAAGGTGGACAGAAGTTCGGCAACGCGCTCACTCCGGGGCAGGCCCTGGCCAAGATCGCCGAGCTGAAAGCCGACCGTGACTTCATCACCAAGCTCTCTCGGGGTGACGCCGGGGCCCGGGCCGAACTGTCCAAGCTGAATGCCTTCGCGTATCCGGAAGGTTCCTAGTGGACACCTATGAAATCAGACTCCGCTGCCTGGAGCTGGCCATCAATCAGGCCAGGAATGAGGGCACCTACGGTGATCTCAACCATGTTGCGGAAATCTCCACTAAGTTCTATAATCACATCACCGAGGCCGACGAGCCCGTTCCGGAGACGGAACCCATTAAGAAGCCTCGGAAGGCAAAAGCGGATAAGGCCGATCTCTTCGATTAGTTCCCGCAGCCTTCTCTCAAAGCCGTAGCTGGCCCCTCCATCCGAGGACAAGCCGAGGGTAGATGACCCCCTAAAGGTCAATGCTTTCAACTTTTCCTCGGAGGACATTGTGTCCTATCAAATCACCACTGCCCAGGTCCAGGAATACTCGACCGTCGTTGCGATGCTCCTTCAGCAGAAGGGCTCGCGCCTGCGCGGCGCCGTAGAGAACCGTCAGTTCTTCGGCAAGGCCGCCTCCATGATGGAGCAGATCGGCAGCGTCAACCCGGTGTTCAACCAGGGTCGGCACACCGATACGCCCCTCATCTCCACTCCCCAGGATCGCCGCTGGATCTATCCCATCGACGCGGACTGGGCCGAGCTGGTCGACAATCAGGACAAGCTCCGGTTGCTGATCGACCCCACCGGCTACTACGCCCAGGCCGGCACCATGGCCATGGGTCGCGCGCAGGACGACGTGATCATCGCCGGTCATCTCGGCTCGAACAACACGGGTGAGACCGGTGTGACCTCGACCGGCCTGCTGTCCGCCTACAACTCCGGATCCCAGATGGTGGCATCCACTGTTGGCGCCTCGGCCGCGACCGGGCTGAACATCGCCAAGCTGCGCGCCGCCCGCAAGCTGCTGGAACTGTCCGACGTGGACGTGGACAACGATCCGCTCTACATGATCGTCAGCGCCCAGCAGAACGACAACCTGCGCAACGAAGCGCAGTTTATCAACACGGACTACAACACCCGCCCGGTCCTGGTGGATGGCAAGATCACCAACTTCATGGGCTTCAACTTCATCCACTCCGAGCGCATCCCCGGCGCCGCGAACTTTGCCAGCACGCTGTCCCTGAACAGCGGTCTGACCTCCTCGGACGTGGACGGCAACTACGTCCTCGGTTCCCGCTGGCTGGTGCCCTTCTGGGCCAAGTCCGGCATGTGCATGGGCATCTGGAACGACATCCAGGCCAGCGTTGATCGGCGCCCCGACAAGCGCAATTCGATGCAGGTCTACATCACCGAAACGATTGGCGCCGCTCGGACTGAAGAGAAGCGCTGCGGCATCATCTGCTGCAAGTAAACCCCTCCTGACCAGACCCTTCGGGGTCTGGTCAAACCGCTTCTTCCCCTTCGTCCTTCCTCTGGAGAATCAAATGGCCGCCTACTACTCTGCTGAAATGGCCGGCACCGCGAACCTCACCGCGATTCCTGTCGGCTACAAGCCCCAAGCCTCCGTCTATCAGGCTCGCCTGAAGCGGATGCGCGCCACCATCACCTGGAATACCCAGACCACCTCGGACACCCTGGTGCTCGGCATCCTGCCCGTCGGCGCGACCTTCGCCTTCGGCGTCATCACCCAGAACGCCACCATGGGCGCTTCGGCTACCCTGGCCATCGGCAACGCCTCCAGCACTGGCAAGTACCGCGCCGCCGCAACCTCGACCGCCGCTGATGGCGCCCCTGCCTTCTTCGGCATGACCGCTGTGGCTGGCCAGGTGGCTCCTTCCACCGCGGAAGAGACCATCATCGGCACCATCGCCGCGGCCTCGCTGCCCGCTTCCGGCACCCAGGTGATCGACATCTTCTACTCGATGCCCCAGTAAGCCGAAACGTCGAAGGGGCTGGCCTGGCGGCCGGTCCCTTTTCCTCCTGAAAGGGGAGCCCAGTGACCAATTACTACTACGGCATCAACCAGGGTCAGAACGAGTATCAGGCTGTCGTCGGAACCTCCACCAACAGCACCGACATCGAGGTCAACGTCAATGGGGCCAACGTGCCGGACAAGGAGTCGGTTCTGCTCGCCCTGAAAAATTTGGAGGAGTACATCATGCGCCTTAATTACACGCCGCTGTAGGAGTAGGCCATGCCCGTAAATCGTTGTGATCCTCTCGCGTACAACCTCGGCAGCAACTTGTCGGCTACCGGAGCCGCGGTTGCGATCCTCGGTGGCGAGTACATGTTCTGGGCCGAGGGAACCCCGGCGGGCGCCACCACCAGCCTCCAGTTTCAGGCGCCGTTCACCAACACCTGGATTGACGTCCAGGTGTTCAACGGTTCCCCGGTCAAGTCGGCCACGCTGCCGTTCAGCCAGACGACCATCGACCTTCCTGCGGGCAACGTCCGAGTGGCTTCCACTGGAGGCACCATCAGTGGGCTTTGCGCCAGCCTCATCGGGCTCGGCTAAGGAGTAGGCCATGTCCCAAAGCGATGTCGACTGCTGCAACTCGGCTCTCCAGCGTCTTGGCGAGCCTAGTGTCATCGCCCTGGACAGCAGCACACTCCAGGGGCGGCAGCTTCTCATCGCCTACGACAGCAATCGGAAGAGCGAGCTCCGCAAGCATCGGTGGAACTTCTCGATCAAGCGGGCCGTCCTCGCTCCGGACACGGCCACGCCGCTCTTCCACTTCACCTATCAGTTCACCCTGCCTGCCGACTGCCTGCGCGTGCTGATGCCGAAGGACGTGGACCTGGACTGGGTGGTCGAGGGTCGGAAGATCCTCAGCAACGCCAGCAGCGTGCTGAACCTGCGCTACATCGCGGACGTCACTGATGCGACCCAGTGGGACTCGATCTTCTACGACATGCTCGCCAGCAGCCTGGCCAGCGACCTCTGCCAGCGCCTGACCAACTCGACGGCGAAGAAGCAAGCCATCGACGCGGAATACGCCGAGCTCTCCCGCGAGGCTCGCCGGAACAATGCCTTCGAACAACGCCCGGTGGAATCCCCGGACGACGGCTTCCTGACCGCACATCGCAGCGGGTTCACTCAAGAGGGCGGCAGCGCGTGGCCGGCCGGCTGGGTCAACATCACGATCCAGGCAGAACCGTAAGCCATGGCCAAATCTACTTGGACCCAGAGCAACTTCAACGGGGGCGAATGGTCCCCGCTTGCGTATGGGCGCTTCGACCTGGCCAAGTTCAAGAACGGCTTGGCCCTGTGCCAGAACTACATTCCGACTCAGCAGGGCGGTCTGACCCGGCGTCCCGGCTTCGCGTTCGTCGCCCAGGTGAAGGACAGCACCTACGCGCCCCGGCTCCAGGCTTTCGAGTTCTCGGTCACCCAGGCATACATTCTGGAGATCGGGAACCTCTACGCACGGATCTTCGCCAACGGTCAGCCGCTGCTCAACGCCGGGGTTCCGGTCGAGGTGGTCACGCCCTATCTTACCAGCGAACTGTGGGGCATGTGCTTCGCTCAGAGCGCGGACACGCTCTACATCGCGCACGCCAACCACCCGCCCGCAAAGCTTCAGCGCGCCGGCGCCCTGGCCTGGACCTACACGCCGGTCTCCCTGCTGGACGGGCCCTACCTGCCTGTCAACGTCACGGCCACCACGCTGACCCCATCCGGGATTCAGGCGGTAGCCACGGCCACCCAGTCCGGTGGTGGCGTGCAGAACACCATCGTGATTTCGAACGGGGGCATGGGCTACGACAGCGCCAATCCGCCGGCCATCTCGTTTACGGGGGGCGCGGGCGCCAACGCGGCAGCGACGGCCAATGTGGTGAATGGCGCCATCACGGCCATCACCGTGACGAACCCCGGCACCGGTTACACGTCCAACCCCACCGTGGTGATCGCGCCTCCGATCGTCACCAGTGGAACCAGCATCGTCACGGCCAGCAGCGTCGTCGGCATCAACGCAACCACCGGAAACACCGGAACTGGGTTCCGATCCACCGACGTGGGCCGAACGCTGCGGCTAAAGTGCGGTGGCGTGTGGCTGTGGGGAACGATCAGTTCCTTCACCGACACCACCCACGTTCAGTGGGCCATTGCGCCTCCCCTCGGCTCCCAGCTGCCCACGACAGCCACGGCAACGGCCAACGTATCGGGGGGCAGCGTTTTCAGCGTCACGGTCACCAACGGTGGCAGTGGCTACGGTGCGCAGCCCCCCAGCCTAACCTTCGGCGGCCCAGGCAGCGGAGCTATTGCCTACGCCAACCTCACCAACGGCGTGGTCACCTCCGTCACCATCAGCGTGACCGGCACAGGCTACACCCTGGCGCCCACCGTTACCCTGGCCGCGCCCACCGCCATCGTCCCGGCTACCACCACCTTCTGGTGTCTGGGCCTGTACAACGCGACGGACGGCTACCCCAGCACCGTCACTTTCCACCAGAGCCGGTTGATCTGGGGTGGCGCGGCCAACAGTCCCGGCCGCCTGGATGGTTCAAACAGCGGCGACTACGAGAACCAGGCGCCCACCAACCTCGATGGCACGGTGGTGGACTCCAACGCCATCGGCTTCGATCTGGACGCTGGCGTGGTCAACGCGATCCAGTGGATGTCCTCGGACGCCCAGGGCCTCTTGGTCGGAACCGCGGGGGGCGAGTGGATCGTCGCACCTACTGGCGGCACGGGTGCTGCCATCACCCCGAGCAACGTCAACGCGCAGTTCCTCGGCAATTATGGGTCCAAGCAGATCCCCCCGCTTCGGGTCGGTAAGCAGACGCTATTCGTCCAGCGCACCGGTCGCAAGCTGCGCGAGATGACCTACCAGTTCATGTACAACACGTTCCAGACCCTGGATATCTCGCTGGTGAGCGAGCACCTGACCAAGACTGGGCTCAAGCAGCTGGCGCTGCAGCTCGCACCGCAGCAGATCATCTGGGCTGTGCGAAACGATGGCACCCTGGTGGCGATCACCTACGACAAGGACCAGGAAACCTGCGGTTGGCATCAGCACCCCATGAGCGCCGGTGCCATCGTAGAGAGCGTGGCCACCATCCCGGCGCCGGACATCACCAGGGACGACGTATGGTGTGTGGTCAACCGGCCGGTCATCGGGGGCATATTCGGCGAGGTCATCCGCACCATCGAGCTCATGTCGAAGCCCTGGGAAGACGGGGACGCCATAGAGAACGCGAAATTCCTGGATGGTTCGGTGACGTCGACGGGGACGCTCGGTCTGAACTACATCGTCGGCCTGAACCATCTGGTCGGCCAAACCGTCAGCGTGCTGGTGGACGGAGCTGTCCACCCTGACTGCGTGGTGGACAACACCGGGCAGATCACGCTCAACTATCTGGGATACACACGCTACGCTGGCCTGGAATACAAGAGCGCCGGCCGGACCCTCTGCATTGAATCGGGGGGTGCCGAAGGCCCGACCCAGGGCAAGTACAAGAAAGTTTTCCGGACCATCTTCCGCTTCTTCCAGTCCATCGGGCTCAGCCTGGAGTCTCAGTCCTCTCCCACCGGCCTCGACGTTCAGCCTTGGCGCTCCAGCACTGACGACATGGATTCCCAGGTGGCGCTCTATGACGGGTTCAAACGCTGGACCTATGACGGCGTCAGCAGCGAAGCTGGCGACGTTTACTGGGAAACCGATTCCCCTCTGCCTTCGAACATCACCTGCCTCACCGTCCAGCTGGACACCCAGGATAACCAATGATCATGGTCCCCTACAAGGCTGAGCATATGCTGACTCTCCAGGTCCAGCAGGCGCAGCGTGGGACGTTCCCATGCACCCTGGAATACGCCAAGAGCGCAGAGGGCCCGCAGACCTGGACCGCGCTGGAAGGCGACGAATTGCTGGGCATCGGGGGTGTGATGGAGATCTGGGCGGGCCGCGGCACGGTCTGGTCCATCCTCGGACATGGTGCGGCCGCACATTTCACCGAGCTGCACCGGGCCTGTCGCAAGATCCTGGACGATGCGCCGCAGAAGCGCCTGGAGTCGGACTGCTTGTGCAGCTTCCCCGCCGGGCACCGGTGGCTGAGGATGCTCGGTTTCCGCCTGGAGACCGTTCGCGCTCGCGCCTACTACCCGGACGGCTCCGATGCGTCCCTCTATTCGAGGGTGAAATAATGGCCGCTCTTCCTGCCATCCTGATGGCCGCCTCCACCACGATGGCGGTGGTCGGCGCGGTCAAGCAAGGCCAGGCTGCCTCCCAGGCCGCCGACTACAACTCCCAGCTCGCCACCCAGAACGCTGGCATTGCTGCGGCGCAGGGTGAAGCGGCTGCGCAGGCTCAGTCCCGCGACTCCCAGCGCAGGATTGGCACCGAGATGGCAGCCTACGGCGCGTCCGGCGTGCAGATGTCCGATGGATCCCCGGCTGACGTGCTGGCGGACTCGGCCCGCAGTGCGGCCCTGGACAACCTCACCACGCGATACAACTACCAGCTCAAGGGCCTGGGCTACCAGGACCAGGCTTCGCTGGAGTCCTCGCAGTCCAAGAATGCCAGCGCCGCGGGATACCTCAGTGCGCTGGGTGCCGGGCTCGGCGGCGCTTCGAAGGTATACTCGATGAGCGGTGGGGGCACGCCCATTCCACAATTTGGCGGCTACCAGAGCACAAGCTTGAACTCCACCGTTTTCGGAGAGTAATTCATGGCGCAGATCCCGCAGTACGAAGACCACGTCACGGCCCAGGGCGGGATTGGAGCCCAGGCTTCGCCCAGTGATTTCGGCGCCGGGATCGGCCAGGGGTTGGGCCACATCGCCGGGGGCTTGGCTCAGGGCGCTGAGGCCGTTGATGCGGTGGACCAGAACAACGGCCGGCTCTGGGCCTACAACGCGGCATCCCAGGCCTACACCGGCCTGAGCAAGGGCTTTAGCGAGCAGGTCAACTCCCTGGACCCCAACGACCCCGAGTTTTCCCAGAAGGTCAGCGGCCTCTCGGACACCTTCCACTAGCAGATCCAGCAGGCTTCGGACGATGCCATGGCCGCCGCGCCCACGAAGTCCGCGCGCAAGATCGTCGCCAGTCACATGGCGATGAACGGCCACGCGCTCATGCAGCACGCCATGGGCGAGCAGGC